AGCAAAAACTGGTAAGGAAGAAAAAGATGTTGTGCTGCAAGCTGGTTATACCGTTGAAGGCAAGGTTTACGATGTAAACGGTTGTGAACTTTATACTTTAGTAAAGCCTAACTTAGAAATAACAAAACGAATAGCGGAACCCAAACCGGAACCCAAACCAGGGACCGACAAGCCGGTAGTCAACAAAGGGCAATCAGGGGGTATAATTAAACCTGGAGTTATACTTGACCCACAAGATGTTAAAGATTTGCAAGAGCAATTAGAACATGATCCGGATTTTGATTTGTCGGTTATCGGTGTGCAGAATGCAGACGGCGATGGGTTTATAAATCCGTTTACAGGTCAATCAGCATCTCAAGGTGGTGGAGGGGAGAAGAAAAAAGATGCAAAGAAGAAAGTGACACCGTAGATAAATAATAATATGGCAGGAAAAAAAATATCAGAACTTAGTACAATATTATCAGATCAAATTGTTGATGGTGATTTAATTACATTGGTAGATTCTTCAGAAACTGTCATCACAGAAATAAACAAGAAGATAACAATTGAACAATTTAATACTTTTCTTAGAGACCAATCTTCGGTGTTTCCAATTAGTTTTCAACCTACGTTTATAGAAACAACAGCTTATGGTTTAGAGATAAATGGTGTTAGTAATCAAAGTAGAGAAATAGCTAACACGGTTAGTAATAAAACGGTAAATATTGCTGATATTAGCTCTGTTAAATTTGACAAATACGGTCGTATTTGGGATTTAACAACAGAAGCAAGTTCAAATAATATATTACTTGCAAGCGGTACCGCCGCGGGATTTTATAAAGGTACCATTTCTGATACAACTGAACCAGGACCTTCTTCTTACGACAATGTAAATACTCCTGTCAATAGAAATGTCGGGGGGTATTTTAATAGTGATACATATTATTACCCAACTGAAAAATATGCAACTTTAGTTAACTACTCTGATGGTACTTCTGATGATTATAACTGGTCGCATTTGTTTGATCAATCATATAATACGTACGATTCAACTACAATAGAGTTATATTATTCTTATTCAGATTCTGATACCGATTATCAACCACAACCAGGAAGCGCAACTATTGAAGTGGATTGGAAAAATAGTACAGTTAAAGGTACTGGGTCGTTTCCTTTTTATAGTTCGACTGAGGGTGCAATAAATTTTCCAGTTATATGGACCACAACCCCTATTCCAGCGGGTAGTGTAGTTGTTGAAGCGTTAATACAAGGGTCTACTAATAAGATTTGTATTCCTAAGATATTAATTGATGGTGCAAACAAAAAGATTAGAGGGTTACCTATTTATACTATTATTGACACAGCTAATAATGTAATTACAAATCAATGTATAGCAGTTAACGCTGTAATAACAAGTACATGAGTAAAAAAATATCACAACTAACTCAAGCAGAAAATAGAGAGATTACACCTGATGATTTGATCTTACAAGCTGGTCTTAGACCTATCAAATACAGTATAGATCAAAGTATTATTGATACAGTTAATACCCTTGTTGCAGATATAGTAAAAGACAATCCTGATGATAAAACTGAAAAGGTTGATGAGTCAGATTGGGTTATGACAAACAACCACATTACTGTTAATCAGTTTTGCAAATATTTTAGATGTAGAAATACATACCAACTAACAGACAATTACTTTAACCCTGGTAATATAAAATCTTCAGTTTTTGAAAGCACCGTGGATTTTCCGAATGTTTCCTCCTTAACATTTAATGAATATGGAATGGTAACAGATTTAGAAAAAACTACAGGCAATGAAAAAGTTGTTGATACGATAGCAGGGTCTTTTCTTTCAACTCCGCCCAGTAAAGAGTGGCAAGGTTATATAGATAAAACAGTTGAATCTGTTCAAGCGGCCACTGTTATTGGTGGTACAATTGGTTCATGGACTAGTTTTTTTGATAAATCATATTCATCTTATAAAAAGACTGTTATAACATATACCCAAGGAAGAAACGACCCCACGGGTAATAATGCTTTTGATGTTTGTCAACATAAGATTATAATTTTTTGGGATAGAGGGGGTACCAAATCTGTAAAAGCATGTGCAATAGGTCAATACCCTTCGCCAGTAGGCCCGACTAAATCTGCTACTATCCCGCCTTTACAGTACAACACCAAAACATATATAATAGGTGATCTTTGGTTTCCGGTCTCCGGGTCATACCAAAAAGAATCTGTAGGCAATTCGCTCGATGCTGAAACGTCTGAATTTAAAGTTCAGTTAGAGATCGATATAGAAAATTCTAAAATCGTCAGACTACCTTTACCTTCATATGATGGTGACACAGGACCACCGCTCGTGCCGGGAGCAACGCTAGAAACAACTTGTATTTCCATGACAGTTGAGTCTTTTGTATAAATAATATTAAATGGATTGTTCAACAGTACTACCTGTAAGTTCTTTTTATTCAACTAATCTTAATAGCAAGATATGTAGTTATGATAGATTAGCTCAAAGAATATCTAGAACTTTAGGTGCTCCGTTAATTAACATTGAAGTTCATCAAGATAACTTGTATGAAAATATAGGTATAGCTGTTGAAATGTTTACTAAGTTCGCTGGTTATACGAGAGAATATTTAGTGTTTGATTCTGCTCTTTATGAAAGAGGTCCTGGAATAAGATTAGATGTTTTATTTACTGCTAAAAGACAAGAAGGGTTATTAGATAACCCAATATTATTAAACAAAAATTTCTCTTATCTTTATCCCGATAAATGCGGAACTAGTTTCGCTCCTTTATATGGTATAGGTAAAATGGTTATAGGTGAAACGCAAAATCCATATATATTTGAAGTAGGTGAAAATCTTAAACCCGATCAATTATATCTAAACGAATCATTTGATTATCTTTTAGATGATTATAGAAAGGTTATAGATATTAGAGGGTTTGAAGTTGGTTCTTCTGACGGGGTAAATACTCTTTTTACTATAGAACAAACATTAGCACAGCAAACTTATTTTAGTTATTCCATGGGTAATTATGGTTTTGATTTAGTTAGTTGGTATGTGTTAAAGAACTGGTTAGATACAAGAGAGCATGTCTTAGCGTTACGTAAAAGTGTTAATTTTAATCAACGCACACAATATATGCAAATGTATCCGGAACCAGGAAATGAAAGATTCTGGGGTATATTAGAGTGTTATGTTGAACAACCAATTCAATGGGTAATAAAAGAACCTTGGGTGTATCAATATGCATTAGCTTTAACTAAAATTAATTTAGGAAGAGTTAGAGGCAAGTATAGTAACATACAATTATTTGGTGGGGGTGTATTGAATTATGATATGTTGCAAGAAGGAAGAGAAGAAAAAGAAAAATTAGAACAAGAATTATACACGGGTGCGTCTCCAGGATTGAGCGATGCAGAACCTCCATTGTTTTTGATTGGCTAATTTTTAAATAGCTGTGTGCCACAGTTCTTGTGTTTTCGTAATAGTACATTTTTGTGTGTAGGTTCCCCTTGTGGTGGTTCTCATTTCATAAACCATGTAATGAATGAAATGGGTAATAAATGTGACATAGAACAAATACATCCAGGACAAAGTTTAGTTATGTGGGCATTCGCCCCGGGATATGATGCATCATTACCAGATAATGTCAAAAATCCCCCTGAAGAATTGTATGATAAAAATTATAAGTGGGTAAGAAATACATACGACTACGTAATACACTATACTAGACATCCATTTAAATCTATCCCTTGCTTAAAAGAAGAAATGACCGCAGTTAAAAAGGGATTAGAAGAAGCATATTTTAATATTATGCGTCGTGGGGTGTTTAAAGCACTAAAAGGGGCCAATTGGGATATTATGAACCCTCCATGGCAAGAAAAACCGTTAAATCAAATAGAGTTCGTTTTAGATTTTTGGGTAAAATGGCATCAGTTAATCCTTGAGAAAAAACCAGATATAACAATACAAGTTGAGAAGTTTCAAAATGAAATTTACGATTTTTTGAAAGATAAAACCCAATGTAAAAATACAGCAAAATTAGATACTTCTGTTCAACACAATACAGGATCTAGAAGAAAATCAATGGGTAGACCTTCTGAAGATGAAGAGATGCAAATTTTTATAAAAGAAATGTTACCAAAAGTTAATAAACCTCTATTACAAGAAGTGGTAAAGTTGGGACAGAAGTTCGGATATGAGTTTCCTAAGCAGGTTGTATTAAAGTGTAAGTAATTTAAATAAAATTATGCCTAAAGGTAAATTTAGACAAGGGGTGTTTACTCCAAGAAATAGGGACAAATATAGAGGCAAAACTTTGCCAATATACCGTTCTGGGTGGGAGCTAAAATTTTTTAGGTGGTGTGATTTGAATGAAAACGTAACAGCTTGGGATAGTGAGTGTGTTATAATACCTTATTTGAATCCTTTAACAAAAAAGGTACAAAGATATTTTGTAGATGGGTTGGTAACTATAAATGAAACAAATGGACCAAAAACTTATTTGATAGAAATTAAACCATCAAAACAAACACAACCCCCAAAATCAAAAAAGTATCAAAAGAAAGCAACAACAATTTATGAACAAAAAACGTATGTTCAAAATAGAGCTAAATGGGATGCAGCAGAAAAATGGGCAAAGAAAAAAGGGGTAGAATTTAAAATTTTAACCGAAAAAGAGTTAGGTATATAATGTTATTAGATTACGACGAATTAGTTAAAAAATATGAAATGAATGTTACCGGTGTGATTCACATAGGTGGTCATCACGGAGCAGAATACGATAGTTACAAAAAATATGATTCAATAAAACATATTCTTTTCTTTGAACCAGATAAAGATAGTTTTAACGTGTTATCAGAAAAAGTAAAAGGTGACGATGATGTTATTTTAGTTAACAAAGCTTTAGGACCGTTTAGAGGTAAAACTACCTTTTATAGAAGTAAAGATAATTTAGGTCAAAGTAATTCTTTGATGAAACCTGATTTACATGCAAGACAATATCCTCATATAGTATTTGATGAAGAAATAGAAATAGATTTTGACCCTTTAGACAGATATGAACCTTCTAAAAAATTTAATTTAATTAATATAGATGTACAAGGTTTCGAGCTTAATGTTTTTATTGGAGCAAAGAAAACTCTTAAGAATATTGACTATATAATTGCTGAAGTAAACAGAGATGAATTATATGAAAACTGTGCTAGAGTTGAAGAAGTAGATGCATATCTTGGGTTATTCGGATTTGAAAGAAAAGAAACGTCATGGGCCGGTATGTCGTGGGGCGATGCATTTTACGTTAAAAAATCTTAAAAAGTATAAATAATATCAGACATGTCTTATAAACTATTAGTAGAAACACCTGCTTCAAAAGAGGAATTCGAATACGTTCTAGAAGAGTCTAGTAAAGACGGAAAGAAAAATCTTTTTATTAAAGGCCCGTATATGATGGCTGAAGAGGTTAATCGTAACAAACGTTATTACCCGACAGATGAATTAAAAAGAGAAATTGCGCGTTATAAATCAGATATGATTAACGAAAACAGAAGTATGGGGGAGCTGAATCACCCAACTACTGCTGAAGTTGACTTAGAGCGCGCTTGTCATATAGTAACAGATATATGGCAAGAAGGAAACATGTTTTATGGCAAGTCTAAAGTATTATCAACACCTTGTGGACAAATTGTAAAAAGTTTAATTAACGACGGTGTAAAAGTTGGTATGAGTTCTAGAGCATTAGGACAATTAACACCGATAAAAGAAAAAACAGGTGTTAGTAAAGTTACCGATATGAAGTTAGTAGCAGTCGATTGTGTATCCGATCCGTCTTGTCCTAAAGCTTTTGTAAATGGTATATTAGAAAGCAAGCAATTCATTATGAATAAAGATGGAAAGTTTGAAGAAGCTTATAATACATTTGAGAAAAGTATAGAAACCCTGCCTACAAAAGAGTTAGATGCTTATTTGGGTGAACAGGTTCTTACCTTTTTAGATAAAATTGGCTCTAAAGCATAAATAATAGATATATGTCACAGCGTAAAGCAATTGGTAAATTTTTAAAAAACGTCTCAATAGGAGAATATAAAAACGCACATGGAAATTTACGGACAGTTGTTGAAGATAAAATCAGGCAGAAGATTAAAAAAGCTGCTAAACAACGAATTTTTTAATTTAAAATGGACAAAATAACTGATATACTCCAAGAAAAAGCCGATGATATTCTTACAGAGGATACATTAACGCGTATTGAACATGCATTTAATAAGAAGGTTGCACTTCACGTTGAATCAGCATTAGTAAAACAGGACGACGAATACAGTGCTAAGCTTGAGCATTTGCTCGAAGCCATTGACGTTGACCATACAAGCAAGCTGGATAAGGTTATTAGCGCCATTGATAAGAATCACGGAGATAAGTTAATCTCAGTGGTTGAGAAGTATAGCAGAGCCATTAATGAGGAAGCGCATACTTTCAAGAATGACTTGGTAGGAAGAGTTAGTAAATACCTTGATTTATATCTTGAGAAATTAATACCGCAGCGTAATATTAACGAAGCGGTTAGGAATAGAAAGTCTAATAAAGTCTTACATGAGATGAGAAGAGTATTAGCGGTTGATGCAGCCTTGCAGAAGGATAGCATTAAGTCCGCAATCTTAGATGGTAAGACAAGAATTGACGATTCTGTTGAAAGATTAAGCGAATCTACAGCAATTGTAGAACGTTTACAAAGAGAAAATGCAATCTTAAAGAGTAGATTAACTTTAGAAGAAGCGACAGCTGATCTACCAGAAGATAAAGCAGCATTTTGTAAGAAGGTTTTAACTGGTAAATCACAAAGATTTATTAATGAAAACTTCGATTATACGTTGAAGATGTTTGATAAAAATCACGAAGAGCATCTTGAAGTTTTGCATGAGCAAGCCAAAACACAGAACACTGTAACTAAAGACGTAGATCGTCCGGTTATCGAAGAGAGCGTTCAATCTCCTAAGGAAGACTTTAACGGTCATGCACCATTAAAGACGTATATGGGCGAGCTTGGCAAATATTAAAACGTATAAATTTTTAAAAATAAGAATTTCTAGTACATATTGTACTACAAACCCACATAGATATAAATTATTATGAAATCTATCAAACCCACACAGGCTTATATCGATCAAGATAGAGCCAAGGCATTGTTAGAGAAGTGGACTCCAGTATTGGATTACTCTTCTGATAACGTGTCGGCTATCGAAGACGACCACACTCGTCTTAATACGGCAATGCTCCTGGAGAACCAGGAAGCATGGTGTTTGAATGAGGCGAATAACGTATCGGGTGGTACAGGTTCTGTTTTATCTAACGGCGGTGTTAACATCGGCGCAAATGGTAATCAGATCCCTAACTCCTATACACAGGGTGATACTTATGCAACTGGTGACTACCGCTTGCCTAAGATTCTCATCCCGATGATTCGTCGTACATTCCCAGAGTTGATCACTAACGAGATCGTTGGTGTTCAGCCAATGAGCGGACCTGTAGGCTTAGCATTTGCTTTGCGTTACAAGTATGATACCGATGCCTTAGGTAACGGTATTGACGGTATTGGTCAAGGTACTTATGGTACTGCTTCCGATACTGCTGCCAACCCTGCCCCTGGCGCAGGTGGCGGACCAGCTTCTGGTTCCGGTACCAATGTCGATGGTAACGAACTAGGTTATCAGATGTTAGATACCCGTTTTACTGGTACATCTTCTGGTAAGTTGTCTGGTTTAGGCGGTGTTGCAACTGACTTCCCTGGTGCAGATCAGGATTCAGGTGTTGCAAAACTTCTTGCTAACTTTGAGTTGACAGGACGTATTCCGCAGGTGCTCGTTAGTTTCGAGAAAACAGCTGTTGAAGCTGGTACTCGTAGATTAGCAGCTCGTTGGTCTGTTGAATTAGAGCAGGATCTTAAGAACATGAATGGTATTGATATCGATACTGAGCTCACAAACGCTATGTCGTATGAGTTACAGGCTGAAATCGACCGTGAAATGTTAATGAGAATGATCCAGGTCGCTCTTGACAACGGAACTGGTAATGGTTATTCAATCTGGGCTCCTCAGTCAGCGGATGGTCGCTGGTTAGTAGAGCGTAACAGAGACTTCTACCAGAGACTCATTATTCAGGCGAACAGAATCGCGATTAGAAACCGCCGTGGTGCAGCTAACTTTATTGTTGCAACACCTCGTGCAGCTGCTATTCTCGAAATGTTACCTGAGTTCCAATGGGTACCGGTGCAGGGTAATGTTAATACACAGCCAGTCGGTGTTGCTAAAGTTGGTAACCTCGGTGGTCGTTTTAACGTTTACCGTGATACCAGAACGGAAGCTCAGTTCGAGCAGAACCAGGGTTATATTTCACAGCCTGATCAAGGGCAGTATACACCTTACACATCTCTTACGAACCAGGTTCGTGCGACTCGTGTTGAGTATACATTGCTTGGTTATAAAGGTCCTGAGTTTTATGACACGGGTATCATCTACTGTCCATACATTCCTGTTATGGTTCAGAGAACAATTGGTCCTAACGACTTCTCGCCACGTGTTGGCTTGTTAACCCGTTATGGTGTTGTTGACAACATCTTCGGTGCTAACTTGTATTATCACGTTGTGATCTTGAAGAACTTGGGCGATGCGTTCACGCCAGGCTCACAAGCCGTTTATTTCTAAGAGAAATAACAACAATTGCAAAGCCCTCTTCGGAGGGCTTTTTTTTTGTTTTCGAAAAAATTAACTTAGATGAATAAATAATTACATGGCTTTTGACACGAACGAAATTATTGCTTTTTCACATAGTTGCTACGCTGCGGGTGAAGATACCACGGTTGACAAAATCGTACCACCTCCATCTCCTTTTAGCCCGTTAAGCGGCTTTCCTCTCTCCAAAGGATCACCAGCAAACTTTTACAATCTTAACTATACTCTGTCAGGACAGAATGAAGATGTGGTGGTAAGAAGAGTAGGTCGTCAGGGTTCGAATAACCCACATGGTGGAGATGCACAAATCGTTGGTGTGCTTTATAATAGAGACAGCACCACCGCTTTACATACAATGTCAGCAGTTCATTTAGAGCCAGCATATAATGGTCTTAGTTCAACTATTACATGCAAGCTACCATCTGTTAGAGCAGCAAACACAGTTATTGCTACTATTGATACTAATAATTTGACAGTTTATTATCACTTAAGTTCTGCAGGAGCCGGAACGTCGACGTTACATCCTGTATCGTCTGGATATAAAGGCACCGGTCCTAACTTAAGAAGAAAGAAGATGTTAGGTTACGTTTAATTCGTGTTGTTTGAGTGAAATTAGCCCGCTGTTAAAGGCGGGCTTTTTTTTGTACATAGTCTTTTAATTCCTCTGTAAACATTGTATTCACGTTAGCATTATGTGGCCTAATGTTTCCTTTTGCGTTCATTCTTTTAAATGTTTGATATAACCCAGGAGCGTTAATTTTCTTTTCTAACAAAGAAATATCTTGTTGCAGATTTTCATACTTTATCATATAATCTATTACGTTTACACCCTTTATATGGGTAATAAAATTATTTTCAGATAAAATTTCATCAGAACAACTATAAACATAATCTATAAAAGATATTAGAGATTGATTATAAGAAAGGTCATAAAAATATCGTGATATAATAACTTCACAAGGATCTCTAGCAATTGAAATTTTTAAGTAATTATCCCATATGTCAGCTGGTATTGAATTTTTAATAGATAAAGCATCCATATGATTGTAAAATAATTCTGATTCAATAAAGCGTAAATTATATTCTGGGGATTTATAATTTTGAGCACATACATAACCCATATCTTTTCGAATCTGTTCATCATCATCAGATATAGGGGTTATAATATCACTTTCACCGCAATATTTGGATAAAGCAATTTCAAAAGAAGTGCCAGCGACTTTTTTTGTTTTTATGAATATTACTTTTAATTTATGAGATACAATCACCCTACTGTCTGGGTTGTTTTGTAAACATTACACCTACATCAGCTAGCTGATTATTATATAGATATTCATGTGAGACTCTATGTGGATTGATGTCCCACCCTCCTCGTCTAACATATAAACAAGTTACTGTCAATTCATCGGGAGAACAAAGATCCCAAAGTCTCTTATATATGCATTCACATATCTCTTCATGAAAATGACATTCATCTCTAAAGGATACAATATACTTCAACAAGCTGTCAATAGTAGGTACTTTTTTGCCTTTAATACTAATAAAAACATCACCCCAATCAGGTTGAGATGTTACTCTGCAATTAGATTTTAATATATTAGACTTAAATTTCCTTAATTCATTAAACCCATCTATTGTTTCTTCAAATTCTAAAAGATCGGGATTTTCGTTATATGTATCAAACTCTATATCTTCACTCGCTGACAATTCTAAATGGGTATGCTCTTTTGAGTCAATAGTCAATTCATGAGCTGTTTCATCTGGAAAAAATAATTGAACGCTAATACCGGTTTCCAACAATTCACCCAAGTCTTCGATAGCTCTTTTTGCAACGTTATCCATTACTTCGTCATCATTATCACCCATTTTTGTCATATTGAAACTATTCCAATATAATTTCATTGATTTAGATTCAACAATGTATTTGCTATTACAAGGATAGACGACTTTAGCAATTGCTGCAACTGGTTTGCCTTTGTTTGTTAATGCAGATACTTCATAACCATTCCAAACATCACAACCATGAAACGGTAATGAATCTTCACTGATTTCGAGATACTCTCGATTACTTGATCTTGGTTCTCTTACTAGCAAACTTTTATCATATTCACCAGTATATGAACTTGTTTGACCTAAATGAGTACCAACATTTGAATTATCTAGTTCTTGTAACGCCATAATATTATTATAATTTTTTCAGCTGCTTTTCAACTACTTTTTTTCTTTCTTTAACTGATCCGGTAAGTCTTGTTATAACATTTTTACCATGATGTATATGTAATATATTCTCTAAAACTCTTATTTCATTATCATATAATGATCTGATCATATCTTCGTCCTGTTTATTTGCTTTCCTATCTTTATCTTTTTTATATTCAAAATCCGGAACACAATAAAATATATGATCATATCTAGTTATATTCTTTAAAAATATTCCTTCAGCAAACGCTTTAACATATGGAGCTACTTGATTAAGTCGACATAACCATTTTGTATATATAAATCCATCTAAAACGCACCTATCAAATATACAATTACACCCCAACCCATTTTTAATATTCATATAATGACCAAAAGTTATCATTATTTGAGTATCATCACTACCCTCGTTATTAATAGGATACCCTTTACTTTTCAATTCTCTCGTATGAGAATCAATATTTTTTACTTCACCAGTTAAAAATTTATTAAAGTTTAAACTCTTTATTAAAGTAGTTTTACCAGAACATCCTGGTCCTGTAAAAGCTATAAATTTCGGATTTGTTTTATTCTGTTCAGCCATTTTATTTCACCGGGGTGATACATATGATTATATGTACTTCTCTTGATATTAACAGTGTTTTCTTCAAGATCAATTATTGCGTAGTGTTGAGTACATGTATCTATCCAATACATTCTATACCCAACTTGTTGAATCATATTCCAATTAGCTAAAACTGTATGACCACACATTTGATTGAGTGGTTTACCATCAATAGCAGCATAAGGGGTGTTATTGGATAGATACTTTAACCAAAAATGACCCCAAGGAGAAAACTGTTCGGATCGATCTAAATCATTTTCTATTACATCTTCAATATGTGAATTGAGTTTATTGTCTAATTCATCAGAATTGTAATTTTCCATGTTTATACCAGCATGCGAAAACAACCAATTATCTATTTGATATGTCCATAAAAAGTCTGACCACATATCTTGATCAATTACACTATTTACAGCATCAAATTTATCTTCAGACCACGTAGATGATCGCCAAGATCTATGATTTAATATATAATGTAAATCGTGGTTACCGATTAGAAATTTAAAATTTCCTCTACCATATATTTCTTTTAAAAATTCTGCTGTTTCTTTAACATCTTCTGGTGTATCATAAAAATGGTCGAAATAGTCTCCGAGCATAACAAACTCGTCTACTTCACTTTCTTCTTTATTAATGATGTCCCAGGCAGGTTGTATTCTATTATGAAGATCCGGAATAACGCATAAACGCATATGAATATTATAATGTTTATACCTAAAATATCAAGCTTGTTTATATGATTTACCAATTAAATAATTTA